TAGATCAGTGGGTCGTAGCCAATCTGAAAGAACAGAATGCAGTTCTGAAGCGTGCATGTCTGCCAGTTGTCAGCAGTGATAGTAGGTGCAGCACCACCACCGCCGTAGGTTAGTTCAGTCAGCGTAGTTCCCACCAACTTAAACAGCTTGTTGTTACCTGCGGCCAATAGCGTTGTAGCTCCGCTGCTGTCAATTAGTTCACCCAAAGCACCAATGCTGGCGCTGCCTAATGCCGCGGCAGTGGTATTGGAAGCAGTCCACCCGTTGCGAGAACCAACCCGGCCAAACTTATCGATAACGCAGTTGTTCGCCTCTAGCGCGAACTTAGGGTCAAGGTCAACTGACGCATCTTGCGTATTCAGACCCAAGAAACCTGGGGCAGTTATCGAGAAGGTTTTGACTTGCTGAGACATTACGTTGCCATCCACAAAGAAAAATCTTCGTTCCTTGCCTGTTCGATGGCAATACGATCCGCCAGAATGCTTTTGTACAGGCTGTAAGCCTCACTGGATGACAGAGCGCCATCTTCTCCACGCTCTACCAGCGCCCTGGCGTATGCGCCCATCACAACCGCATCAGCAGGTACGTTGATGACATCAGAAGCAGCAGTCAACGCCACCTGTGGCACGTTCAGATTGAATGCGATGGTGTATGCGCTGTCTGGCGTAGCGAATAGCTGAACCTTGCTGTCGGTGCCGTTGTTTCCATCCCAAGCAAAGTAACTCGGTGCTGAGTTGGTGATCGTAGCGAGTTGCTGCTGATCCTGAATCCACTTGTTGGATACAGCCATCAACCGGCCTTGACGACCTACTGTGGTGATGTTTGCGCTGATACCCTTTTGACGGGTTCCAGAGCCTGTCAGGGTGTAGCCGCTGGTGCCGGACACCGTAGTCAGAGTGATGGTGGTGTTCTGCACATCCCAGTCCCAAGCATCTTCCACCTGACGTTTGGCGTCGTTGATCATGTGCCCGATCATGGATGCATAGGCATTCTGATTGATCGTAGCTACCGACGACTCACGAAGTCGCTCTAGGACTTCGTTAATAGCATCCAAAAAAGTCATGGTGTTCCCCCTGTCAGCATACCGTTGACTTGTGTTGGCATTATCCTACGATCCAAAGGAACAGCATTTTTCTTTTGGAATTCTTCGCTAAGCATCTTCTTCAGCTTCAGTTTTCCGCCAAGCGACCCAACGCCTGCGCCAATTGCTGAACCAGCCACTCCAGAGCCACCAGCGGCTGTACCGACAACATATCCTAAAGTCCCAGTAACACCGCTGCGGGAAGGTAGAACCACCTTTGCCCCTTGCTTACGAGCAGCAACATTTACGAACTCTGGCAAGTTAGCAGCAAAGGTGCCCATCTCAGCGGCAAGACCTGTCAGGTTGTGCTGGCCTGCCATTTCCTTGGCAAACACTTCTGGGAACACCTGTCCAGTTGCGAAGTTCGTAGCATCCTCAAATTTTCTGAGTTGTGCCAACTTGACTCTAGCCTCCTGCATTTTTGGAACCATTTCTTTAGGTGCTATGGTTTCCAAATGCTGCTCTAGGATGTCAGCAATATCGCGTCTTGCATTAGCAATTGCTCTCTCAGACGATGAGATTTGCCCCATTTTTGCAGAGTTAAACGTGTCTGACGCCTTCAGCCGCATATCGCTAATCGTTTTCAGAATCGTGTTGGTGCTTGGGTACGCAACAGTAGCTAGACCGGGATCTAGGCTAGACCGAACTGTTTTTCCAGCCAATTCTTTTTCGACGCTGGACGCCAATGTCTTCACGGCATTTGCAGCGGCAACATCAGTACCCATCACATCAGAGACTCCAACACCGCGAAGTTTTGCCAGCAAATCTGGTGCTGGAGCAGCAGGAACAACCTTATCCAATGCCTTGTATGGGGCAGCTATCGTGTCGGCAGCATCCTTATATGCTTTTTGGTCTAGGTGCGTGTGTGGCTTAATGCCGAACTCTGTACGCACGTCAGCATTGAATTTTGGCGCGTTCTTGATCGACATTAGCGCATTAGCGTATTCGCCATTCACGATAGCGTCGTTCACAGATGCGCCCAAAGATGGACGCGTGATGGACGGGTTCATCAAGTAGCCGCGCCTGGCTCCGATCTTCCCTGCCTCTATTACTGGTGCTCGCGCCCAGTCAGCTTCAGATACGGCCTGTTTAGCCGCCTGTTTTGTGAATGCTGCGCTCTTGGTGGCGTCATTTACCACCTCTGCAACTACAGGTCCAGCCGCTTTCACTGCGCCACCAATCACAGGAGCATTCTTCACACCAACCATGCCTAGCGCTTGGGGAACCGCTTCACCAAATGCATTAGCCGTCATACCACGTGCAGAGTCAGCAGAAGCATCACCTCTAAGCGCTCTCATGACAGGCGCTCCAACAGCGCCTGCCGCAGTTCCTATGGCTTCTGGAATAGCGTTCAGCGGGTTGTATGGCGATGCTCCAGCGGTAGTGCGAGGCTGATACGTCAAAGCCTCTTGCACTGAATTCTTGAAGCCAATAGGGTCGCCATCTTTCTTACCACCAAGATAGTCGCTGAACATTGCAGCAATACCAGAAACTTCAGCCACTGGTTTTGCGATGAGAGAGCTACCAATCTTCATGAGTGGCTCTGCAACAGCACCAGTCATTTCCTCGAACAGCGTAGGCTTAGCAGCTTGAGCAATCATACGAGAAGGTGCTGGTGCTGGCGTAGGTTGTGGCGCTACGACTTGGTTTGTCTGCTCCAACTGGAAACCTTCTGGAAGCCCAGTGGCTGGAGCTACGTCGGGTTGCTCTAATGTGAATCCGGGAGGTAGTGACATTACTTAGCTCCTGCAGGTTTCCAAGTCTTTCCGCCGTCGGTAGACATGATCCTAACTTGTCCGTTGTTGGCATATATAGGAGTTGTAGCAGCAGTTTGCGCTGGTGTAGTAGGCGGCTGTTGAACTGAGCCAGATATGTATTGGCTACGCTTTGTAGGGACCACAATAGGAGGCTTCTCAATAGCTGATTCTGAGCCATATTTCTCGTTTAGCTGATCGTAATGCAGATCGCGCAAGCGACCTGTCTCAGCAACTACGTTGGCGATAGCATCATTCACAGCCTGCTTATTTGCGCTAGGCGTAATGGAAGAAATGGTATCGAGCAATATCTTCCATTCCTGAACCTGCATTGATCCAATCTTCCCAGACTCAGAAATAGCATCTTTCGCAATCTTGGTAAGCCGTCCCTTGAGGTTATCAAGCTGCGCTTTGTAATCGATAGACCCTGGTAGAACAGACGGGAAGAACTCAGCACCAGTCCCGGTTGCAGTTCCAGCAGATGTATGATTTGTCACCAAATTTGCCTGTGCTGTCAGTTCTGCCAGTTGCGAGTCGATAGACTTGGCCTTATTGATTGATCCAGACCTATCCAAATCAAACTTAGTTCTTTGTGCCTCAGTCATTGGCTTTTCAACAGTCTTCGCAGCGCTCTTAGCTTCAATGCCTTGGCGTTTCATTTCAGCCATTAACTGCGCGATTTGACCACGCATCGATGTCGCCTCTCTAGCTGCTTCTCTGCGTTGGTCGGCAGTGTAGCGCGCGTCTGCTGAACGCAACTTAGCTGCCTCCAGCGCTTGCTCAAGTTGTGCTTTTTTCAGTTCTGCCTGCTGTGCCAGTTGCTCACGCTTGAGAGACATGGTTTCATTCTCTTGGAAGTCTTGCTTACGCGTAGCTAGCGCTGCGGCGTCCTCTTGCTTCTTCATTTCATTGCCCTTGAGCGCAAGAGCGGTGGCGGTACGCAAGTCACCAGCTTTGCGAAACTCTTCCGCCTTCGCCAGCAAGCCTGCTGAACTGGATAGATCGGAACCACCTTGACCCATGATCTGCTCTGTACGCTGTGCATTAGCAACCGCAGGATCAACCATGCCCATCATCCCGGCACCCATGCCTGCCAAGCCTGCACCACCTTTGTACATACCCATCACACCACGCTGAGTAGCATTCATCTGCGCGAAGTTTTCAGCAGACGTATTCATCTGCTGATTACGAGCCTGCTGTACTTCGTATGGAGAAGGGCCAAAAAGCCCGGTCATTTTTTCTACCATGATTTTTCCTTACAGTGGCACAACACGGTACTTAGTCGGGTCGTAAGACGTACCAGCCGGTTTGTTGTAGTTCTCGAAGGCCTGCGCACCACCCTGAAGCATATTGCCCCACATGCTGCCGCCTTGCTGCGCTTGTGCTCCTACAGTATTGGCTGCATTGGTCATTCCGTTCGCAATCAACATGCCGCCAGATGCATTGCCTGCTGTACCTTTTGCACCAACATTGAGTCCAATATCCATCGCATTTTGGCCCAAACCTTCAAGGTACTGCGCACCCTGCATTGCCTGCTGATATGGTGCGAAAGCAGCCGTTTGTGTACTGAACACATCGCGCATCATGTTGCCTGCAGCACCAGACATTCCGATACCGAAATTGGCTTGATTCTGCGCTGCTTGCTGTGCCGCGTTGTATGGTTGGTACGCTGCTGCCTGTGTGCCGTACACGTCGCGTAGCATTCCTCCACCAGCGTTAACGGTGTCAATACCAAACTTGGCATAGTCCATACCGCCTTGCGTAGCGTTAGCGGCCAGTTGCGCGTCCTGCTGCATTCTTGCGTTCAAGAGTGCCTGCATCTGTGGGTTAGATGCGCCTTGACCGTTGACGCCACCACCTACCATCAAACCGCCACGGCCCTGTGCCTGCATCTGAGCCTGCAATGCCGCCATGTCGTTAGCACGTCCTGGTGCAAGCAGACCTTGCTGCTCTGCCATGTACTTCGCGGCCTGCTGCTGTGGGCTTGTTTGCAGGTACTGATTACCGAGCGCCATCGCATTCTGCGCAGCACCGTTCAATGGTGCGGTCTCATTGCGCACGAAGTTTGGATCTGGCCTCCAAGAATGAGCAAGGTTCAGGTTTTGTTCGCCCAATGCAGCCTGAGCACCACCAATTTCAGCAGCTTTGGAAGCTGAATCAATAATCGGCTTCAGGTACTGCTGCGAATTAGTAAAGTTGTTTAACATCCCAGGTGCTGCACCAAGCAACTGGTTTTGTTGAGCCTGCAGCTTGGGGTCTAGGTTGTACCCGGCAGTCTTGATGTTGCCATTGGCATCATAACCAAAGTCAGACTGACCGAAGTTAGTCTTCACTCCAACTGGTTTGAACTTGGCAGCATCTGCCGCTATCTGAGCAGCGCGTATCTGAGCATCAGCTTGCGTCTTAGCAGCATCAGAAGCAGCTTGCTGATTCAGGTATCCACCAAGCAGATTAGCGCCAGTTGTGAGCAGTTGGCTACCTGTTAGACCACCAGAGGCCTTCCCTGCTGCGTCAACTAGGCTAGTAAATCCTCCAGAAAGATTGCTTAACAGTCCACCATTCCCGCCAACCCCCATCAACGCGCCACCACCGAAGTATGCGCCTGCAGCTACTGCGGCTATATCGGCTGCTGAGTTGTATATCTTGCCTAGCTTAGTCTGCTCCAGAACTTCTTTTGCGCCGTCGCTAAGTAACCCCTTAGTCAAACTGGTTGGCAGAAATACAGCTTCTGTTATATCCCGAAGTTTGGTAAACAAACTTTGGTTCTTCTCGGGCACATACGCATTTGGCTGTGCAGTTGGGCCGAGCGTAGCGCCATCTGGTTGTGCGTCGGTTGAATACTGTGCGTTGTACTCTTGCAGCGATTTCTTGTATGCGTCGTCTATGTTCTTTTTGGCAGCGCGTGAATCATCATCCTCATTCCAAGGACGATTGATTTCTTTTCCGTACTGAGCGATGTGAACCTGATTGAACTTATTAAAAGTGTCTTGCCAAGTAGGTGGTGGAGGAAGATTCTTAGTGCTCTCCGCATACCCTGCAGGATTAAACCCTTGCACGTTCTTGGTAGCCCAAGCAGCCATTTCTCCGGGCTTGTACCCCATCAATGTGTCGATGTCTTGAACGCCGATCTTTTCTTTCGTGGCGTAGTCCAACAGAGCGCGTCGGTAATCAACACCAGGGCCTGCTTGTGCCTGCGCCAAGTCGATTACTTGTTGGCGTTCGGCAGCGGATAGTGGCTGCAAACCAGCAGGAGCAGGAGCAGGAGTAGCAGGTGGTGGTGCAGCCGTAACTGGAGGTTGTACGACAGGTGGTGCAGGCCGGACAACTGGTGGCGGTTGTACGACAGGTGGAGGTTGTACCGCCGTGCCACCAGTAGGATTGAAACTACCCTGCGGTGCAGGCATTAGACCATTAGACACAGCCCAGTTCGTTGATGTTCCTGAAGGATAGCCCATCAGAACATCTAAGTCAGCGGGAGAAATCCCTTGCGACGTAGCATAGGACCACAACGCATTTTGTGGCGTAGTGCTTTGCGCTACTGCCTGCTCATTAGCTAGCTTTTCAACTTGAGCGCGTTCTGCTTGTGTAAGTGGCGTAACCATAAGAACCCTATTTCGTTGGTGCAGATTTTAATAGCTACCGCCCACTACTGTGCTAATGAATTTTCGGTGGCCGACCCCTGCGTTTCAGCACTTCTTTGGTGGGCGTTTCTGACGATTCGACTTGGACGGTTTCTGTGGCTTGAGCATCTTTAACCTCTGTGTATCCTTCGTGTTTTCGCAGCCCTTCGATGTCACCATCGTTTATGAACGAAACGGTGTTGCCTGAACGATTGCACCTGAAAGTTACTTTGTTCATAAGAGAAACCCCACCGAAGTGGGGCTTTGTTTTTACGCTGTACGAGTGAACACGTAAGCGGTCGCGCTAGAGAACATCAGCGTGAATCGACCGACACCAGTGACACCAGATGCAACTGTCAAGTCACCAAAGCTGCCAGCAGTATCGGCAGCAGCAGTAGACAAGATGCCGTTGGTAGCGACAGCAATGGTGACTGTGTGAGAGCCACCAGTGTTGTCGATGTACAGGTCGAACACGAAACCCTTGGAGGCCCCAAGGCGTGCGCCAAGGAGAGTACCAGTAGGAAGCGTGATGGTAGTGGCAGCGCCAGATGTGGACGTAATCCAACCTGTTGCTACTTCGTTTACCGTCGCTGTGGCGGTAGCGTTAATAGCAGCAGTAGTCGGATGATCAACGAAAGGGTTGCTGATAGGGACTTCGAGACTTTGACGAGACATGATGAATCCTTTTGTTTAGTGGGGTGTGAGTTGAATTCACACCCCTAATTCATCAGGCTGGCATGATGAAGGCCAAACCAGCATACGAACGCAAATTCTTCACGCCGTACACAGTGTCAGAAGTAACCAGAGTACCAAGGTACTCTTGCTTGTATTGAGACTGAGAGCGGATAGATTGCTGCTCCGCCAGTGCCAAAGCGTCTTTGTGCATCAGCATACCCGCACGGTACTTAGTGATAGTACCTGAGATGGTCACAGTCTCGCCCAAAGCGTCAGTGCCGGTCGTGGGGGTAGTAGATGTGAACGACACAAACTGAGTGCTTGTACCGCTGTCTACGTGAACCCAAGGGCAGTTGCTAGAGGTGAACACTTCAACACCGTACAGATTGCCCAAACGTCCGGTCTTGATGGTGTCACCAGAACCAATGAACGCTTGCTCAGTGAAGCGAGAGATACCACGCAACACAGCAGCCTCAACAGGAGGAATGACCAAAGACAACGCGTTGGATTCCATATCGGAATCTTCCAGAGTCTGGATCATCTTGCGCAGGCCAGCGTCAGTCAGTGCCGTACCGTTGCCTGGAGTAGCGCCAGAGAACAGAGTAGAACCGTCGCCACCGATAACAGCCTTCTCGTAAGAAGTAGTACCAGTACCAGAAAGAGAACCGCTGTTCAAGTACACGCCCAGCAGGTGCAGGTCTTGGTCCACTTGTTTCGCCAAAGCGTAACCGGCGTCATTGGTGTAGAACTTGCGCATAGACGACAGAGACTGCATTTCTGCAATGTCTTCGTACAGCTTGCTGTACTCGTAATGCTTGTTGATCAAAACATCAACTGCAGTATTGGTGGACGCCAGCAAGTTAACTTGCGTGTTGACCGCCTTCGCTGTTGCAGAGCCACGTGCTGGCACGGGAATGTGCAGCGTATCTCCGCGTTTGCCCTTAAACGAAATGTTGGTAACGAGGTTGCCCATCACAAGTTTTTGCTTGTAGGCGGCAAGGGTTTCATCGCTCCACAGTTCGGGGATGAAATTGTTGGCGACCAATACGCCAACTTGATTAGTACCTAAGCCCATGATTAACTCCTAATTATTTAACTCGACCTGACTGATACGCCGCCATGATCTCATCTGACATGGCTTCATACTTCGCAGGATCACGCATTTTCAGACGGATAAGATCAGCTCTACGAAATACCTTTTGAGAACTCTCGCCTGACCCTCCGGTGTCCACGCTAACAGCCTTCAGTAACTTGTCGCGTGCCGTGTTATCCACAGCCTCAACGGTTTTCTGACGAACCTGACGCAGTTCCTTGTAAGTCGATAGCAATTCATTTGCAGCGTCGAAATCGTAGTTGTCAGCTTGCTGGAACAGTTGCGTGCGTACCTTGGAGGCTTTTACCCACTCTTGGAACCCACTATCACCGACGATCTGTTGAACGTCAGGATGCATCTGTGCCAATCTTTGCTTTGACTGCTCCGCTTGCATTTGCATTGCATATTTCTCTGCAGCAAGCACACGCGGATTGTTTTCTATCTGCTGTCGAATCGCCTCTTGCGGATTCTCGAAAAAATCTACTTCCTTCGGCTTCTCTACTACTTCGGCCTTCGGTGTCAGTTGTGACTTGATGAGTTCATCTGCGAGTTTCCTGACTTCGCCAACCTCACGGCTTTGACGATCAATCAGCTTTTCAGCCTCCTGATGCATCTTCATAATATCTGCAGCAGACTTGCCGCGATACCGATCTGGTACGACTTCTTGAACCTCTACAGGTGCGGGAGCTTGTTGTTGCTGTTCAACAGCGTCAATCTCGCCGACTTCTTCACCAATATCCTGAATTTCAGCCATTACATACTCCGACCCAAATGGGTTTGCCGGTTAAACAATCTGAGGCTCCATAAGGAGTTATCCACAGAACTACGCATAGTTATATCACAACCTGTGGATAACTCAAGCTCTTGATGCCTTGATTCGTGCATTATCCTCACGAATCTTGGCCCATTTGTTGTGCGCTCCCGGGAATGCGCCGCTCAAACCTTCAAGTTGTATGGATGGAGCAGCCATCATTGCCACGGAATCAGATCCGCAATCAGGACACATAATCTGCGAAGTTTCTGCTTCGCACAGTATCTCTGTGACGATGCCGCACGAAATGCACTCGAAATCTTTAAGTATTCTCATCAGTCAAATCCTTATATGCTGCTTCGGTGGTGTCCTGCAAAGACAGTATCCACCGCATTATTGAAACCTCTCCCTGTTTGAATCCGAGATTATCTGGAGTGACACCAGATAAGGTATTGCTTGCGTGCAACATGGTTTTGACATCTTCAACAAGGTCTTTCCAGCCCTGCTGAGAGAACATAGCAAACCGGCTATCGTAGTATTTCTGAAGTTCTGTGTTCATATTTGCCATCACGAATTGCTCCTGAATTCGTCACCAGTTATGTGAACAGTAATTCCTGCTCCACTACCAATACCTTGTATGAACCCTCCAGATGACATATGTTGGTGGCCCTTCCATTGCACCATAGTATTTGCAGCTATTGATATAGCAGGGAACAGCATGTTCGCAGCAGAAGCAGACCCTCCACTGACAACCAGATGCAGAGTTAAACTAAGCGCTCCTGCTGTCGTGTTGGCAACATCAATGTCGGTGACAACGGTTTGGTAGCTGGACGGCACCGTATAGAGTAACGTGCCAGCACCAGTACCTACTGCGCTCTGAGCTAATCTTTTCATACCCATGCACTCCCATTCCATCTCTTCAAAATACCAGTCATGTTAGCCTGACAGTACGCCAGCATGTAATCTAGTTGGGCTTGCGTGAACAGACCTGGACCAACCAACGTGGCGTTCTGTCCAGTCAGTAAATAGCTACCGTTAGCAGCAGATAGAACCCTGTTGTACGCAAGAACAACGTCCTGCCCAGATACAGCAAAAGAGCCAGACGCAGCAGCCAATGTGTACGTAGCCGTAGACGTTGGTGTGTACGTAAGTGTGGCGTTTTGACCTGTAAGTGAGTAGCTTCCAGAGGCAGCAGATAGCGTCCTGTTGACTGCTAAACCTGCTGCCTGACCAGTCAGAGCAAACGACCCAGACGCAGCCGAGAGCACACGGTTGAGCGCAAGCCCTGTAGCCTGTCCTGTCAGTGCAAACGATCCGCTATCGGCTGT